CGGTGCAGGGCAGCGCCTACGACCTGGTCATGGCCCAGCTCATTGAGCACCGGCGCATGCTGAAGGACATCCAGAGCGTCGAGCGCAAGATCGCAGCCAAGGTGGCATTCCTGCCGATCTACGACGCGTGGATCGACGGTGCCCTGGCCGCCGGCAACGGTGCGCAGGACGAAGTGCTGAGCACGGTCCTCGTCTGGCACATCGACGCGGGCAACTACGCCCGAGCGCTGCAGATCGCGCGCTATGTCGTGCAGCACGGTCTGCAGATGCCGGATCGGTACGAGCGCAACGTAGCCACGGTGCTGATCGACGAGTTCGGCGCCGCGGCGCTGGCCGGGCGCATGCCGCACGAGCTCGCGCTGCAGGTGCTGCCCGATGTGCTGCAGCTCACGGCCGAGCATGACGCGCCTGACCAGGCGCGGGCGAAACTCCACAAGGCGGTGGGCTACGCCCTGATCGGCAAGTCCGGCAGTGCCGACGTCGATCTGTCCGCCGTTCCTGAGCCCGTCGCCCGCCTCGCCCTCGATCACCTGCAGCGTGCGCTGGCCCTGTTCGACCAGGTCGGCGTGAAGAAAGACCTGGAGCGCCTGGAGCGCCGGCTGAAGGCCTCCGCGCCGCCGCCGGCACCGCCGGTGCCTCCCACCGACACCGGAGCGGCTCCGCCTGCCGCGCCGGCCGACACGAATACGGCGCCACCGAGCGCCTGACCAGTTCCGGACCCCGGAGCCCGGGGGCCCGGTGCCGCGGCTGGAGGCTGATCGCCATGAAAGCCAACGCACCGGTCACCCCCGACCTACACACGACCACCAGCCATGAGCAGCTTCTCCGCCCCTGCCGCCACGCCCGCGCCGCCGCCCCATCCTGTTGCTCAGGATGGCTGGTGGCCGGACATCGACCTGGTGCAGCTGCGCGCGCGAGCCAATCTCGACGGCAGCGTCACCGACGAGCGCCTGCGCGCCGCCGTCGTCAATGCCTGCTTCGACGTCAACAGCCAGTGCTGGACCTGGCGGCGGACGCAGCAAGCTGCCGGCGCGCTCGCGCTGGATGAGGTGGCGGCGCCGGAGATCGACGGCCAGAGCGTGCTGGTCCACCTGTACCTGCGCGCGGTCACGTGCGGCGCCCAGGTGGACCTCTACGAGCGCTACCGCGGCGTGGACACCACCGCCAGCGGCGACCGCAAGGCCGACGCCCTGGACACCACCGTCCCCGATCTGCGCCGCGACCAGCGCTGGGCCGTCAGCGACCTGGTCGGCCGCGGCCGGACCACCGTGGAGCTGATCTGACATGGACGTGATCGCGCGCCAGGGCGACACCGTCGACGCGCTGTGCCAGAGGCATCTCGGCACCACTGCCGGCGGCGTGGTCGAGTCCACGCTCGAGCTCAACCCCGGCCTGGCCGCGCTCGGCCCGGTGCTGCCGATTGGTACGCCGGTGACGCTGGCCACGCCCACCACCACGACCCCGACCACCAGCAGCAACACGGTGAGCCTATGGGACTGACGACACAACGCGAGGAACTGGACATGTCCCTGACCACCGCCGGGTCCGAGACCGGCTCTGCCATTGGCGCAACGGCTCTGAAAGCTGGGCCTCCCGTCGCCGTGAGCGGCGCCACGCTGCTGGGCGTGCCCGTTGCGGACTGGGTGCAGTACGTGACCCTGGTCTATGTCGTCGTGTTGGCCGGGCGCGCCCTGTGGCCCACTGTGCACGCCATCTGGACCTGGGCGCGCGCTGCATGCGGAGGCCGGCAATGATCCGCCGCGCCATTGCCACCCTCTCCCTCAGCGCCGCGGCGTTGGTGGGCCTAGCCGTCAGCGAGAACTACACCGCCACGGCCGTCCAGCCCGTGCCGGGCGACGCCTGGACGCTCGGATTCGGCACCACTGGGGCCGACGTGAAGCCGGGCGACACGACGACGCCGCCGAAGGCCCTCGCGCGCATGCTCACCGACGTGCAGCGCTACGAGGGCGCGCTGCATCGCTGCGTCACGGTGTCGTTGCATCAGCACGAATATGACGCGTATCTCTCACTGGCCTACAACATCGGGCCCACGGCGTTCTGCACGTCGACGCTGGTGCGCAAGCTCAACGCCCAGGACTACGCCGGCGCCTGCGGCGAAATCCTTCGCTGGGATCGGTTCAAGGGCCGCCCGCTACGCGGCCTGACGATACGCCGCCAGCGCGAATACCAGCAGTGCGTCGGCACCGAAGTGGGCTGACGTGGAGAAGCTCCTCTCGCTGCGTAACGCGCTCACGGCCGCCGTGCCCGAGATCGCGCGCGACCCCTCCAAGCTGACCGTGTTCGCCAAAGCCGGCAGTTCGGTGGCCACCGGCGCCGGCGAGAGCCTGAGCTGGGAGTACCGGTACACCGCGACGCTGCTGCTGCTGGACTTCGCCGGCGACGCCGACCACGTCACGGCCGCCGTGCATGCGTGGGTGCGCGTGTATCAGCCCGAGCTGCTCGACAATGCGGAGCTGCGCGAGCGAGGCATCCAGTTCGAGGCCGAGCTGCTCAACGCCAAGGCCGTGGACCTGCAGATCACTCTGCAGCTCACCGAAGCCGTGCGCGTGCTGCCCCGTGCCGGCGCGCCGGAGACGGGTCCGGCCGCACAGCGCTGGGAGATCACGCACCTGCCCGAGCCGCCGCGCATGAGCCTGCTGTAGAGCCTGGGAATGGACGATCTCACCGCCCTCGAGGCCTGGGCCACGCCGCTGCTGCAGCAGCTCAGCCGCGGCGAGATCCGCCGCCTGGCGGTCACGATCGCGCGCGACCTGCGCCGCGGCCAGCAGCAGCGCATCGCCGCGCAACAGAACCCTGATGGCTCGCCGTATGAGCCCCGCAAGGCCCAGCCCCAGCGGCGCCTGCGCGACCAGGTTGGCGCACTGCGCCGCGGCGCAATGTTCTCGAAGCTCCGCACCGCGAAACACCTGATCGCCCGCGCCGACGCCGAGGGCGCCGTGGTGGGCTTCGTAGGCCGCGCAGCGCGCATCGCCGCGGTCCACCAGTACGGCGAACGCGACCAGGTGCAGCCAGGCGGGCCCACGGTCCAGTACCCGGCGCGCGAGCTGCTCGGCTTCACGCCGGCCGACATGGAGCGCGTGCGCGAGCTGCTGCTGGAGCACCTCGCGCGCTGAGCAGGGGTCAGCCGGCGGGCAGGCAACCCCGCCCCGCGTGCCTCGCGCGAGGCATGCCGGCACAGTGGCCAGCATGGTCGCGCCGTCATCCATCGCCGAAATCTCCCGGCTGCTGAACAACCTCATCCGCCTGGGCACCATCGCCGCGATCGATGCGGCAGCCAGACGCTGCCGCGTGCGCTCCGGCGAGCTGCTCACCGCCTGGCTGCCCTGGGTGAGCCTGCGCGCCGGAGACGTGCGCACCTGGTCGCCGCCCAGTGTGGGCGAGCAATGCACGCTGCTGTCGCCGGGCGGCGATCTCGCCGCGGCCGTCGTGCTGCTGGGGCTCTACAGCGACGCGAACCCGGCGCCGAGCTCGGGCACGAACGTCACGGCCACTCACTATCCAGACGGTGCGTTCACCAGCTATGACCACGCCGCCCACACGCTCAACGTCACCCTGCCCGATGGCGGCAGGGTCAGCATCACGGCCCCGGCCAGCGTCACGGTCACGTCGCCCAGCGTCACGATCGACGCGGAGCAGACCACCTGCACCGGCATGCTGACCATTCAGGGCCGGCTCACGTACCAGGGCGGCATGGCCGGCTCCGGCAGCGCCGGCGGCGGGGCCGCAGCGGTGATCCAGGGCACGGTGCAGGTCAGCGACGACGTCACCGCCGGCGGCATCAGCCTGCACAACCACACCCACAGCGGCGTGCGCAGCGGTGGCGAGAACACCGGAGGCCCGCAGTGACCGGCATGCACCGCACCACCGGCGCGGCCGTCGACGGTCTCGAGGACCTGCGGCAGAGCATCGCCGTGATCCTCACCACGCCCATCGGCAGCAGGCTGATGCGCCGCGACTTCGGCAGCCTGCTGCCCGAGCTCATCGACCAGCCCGACAACGGCCGGACGCGCGTGCTGCTGTTCAGCGCAATCGCCGGCGCGCTGATGCACTGGGAGCCGCGGCTGCGCGTGTCCCGCGTGCGGCTGTCGCGCGGCGAACAGCCCGGCCAGGCCGTCGTGCAGCTCGACGGCCTGTTCATCCGCCCCGAAGGTCCGCAGCAGCTGCTCGCGCTGCGCGTGCCGCTGCAGAGCCAGGCCTCCGCATGATCGACCTCTCCCTGCTCCCACCGCCCGACGTCGTCGAGACGCTCGATTTCGAGACCGTGCTGGCCGAGCGCACGGCAAAGCTCCGGGAGCTGTACCCCGACATCTCCGACGCGCTCGAGCGCGAGTCCAGCCCGGTGCTCGCGCTGCTGCAGGAGTCCGCGTACCGCGAGCTACTTCAGCGGCAGCGCATCAACGAGTCCGCGCGCGCCGTGATGCTCGCGTCCGCCACCGGTGCGGATCTCGACCAGCTCGCAGCGAACCTCGGCGTGGTGCGCCTGGTCATCGACGCCGGCGACGCCAGTGCTGTGCCGCCCGTGGCGCCGACGCTTGAGAGCGATGCTGAGCTGCGGGAGCGGTGCCTGCTGTCACTGGAAGCGCTCAACACCGCGGGCTCACGTGGCAGCTACCTCTACCACGCCCGCAGCGTCTCCGGCGACGTGCTGGACGCCAACGCTGTGAGCCCGCTGCCCGGCCATGTCACCGTGTACGTGCTCTCCCGCACCGGCGCCGGCGCCGCCTCCGAGCCGCTGCTCGCGGCCGTGGCCGCGGCGCTCAGCGCCGAGGACGTGCGGCCGCTCACCGACAACGTCACGGTGCTGTCCGCATCGATCGTCGAGTACGCGATCACCGCCACGCTCACGATCGAACAGGGTCCGGACGCCGAGACCGTGCGCAGCACCGCTGCCGCCGCGGCGCAGGCCTATGTCGACGAGTTGCACCGGCTGGGCCGCTCCGTGGGCTTGGCGGGCATCTACGCCGCGCTGAAGTGCGCCGGCGTTGTGGACGTGGACCTGATCGCCCCCGCTGCCCGTGTCGCGATCTCCGCGGGCCAGGCCGCGTACTGCACAGGCATCACGCTCACGGTCGAGGTCGAGGGTGGCTGATACGGCGCTGCTCCCACCGAACGCCACCGCGCTCGAGCGCGCCGTGGCCGTCGCGTGCCGCCCCGCCACCGAGCTGCCGGTGCCGCTACGCGCGCTATGGAGCCCCGACGCGTGCCCGGTCCAGAACCTGCCGTGGCTCGCCTGGTCGTTCGGCGTCGAGACATGGTCAGCGGACTGGACCGAAGAGCAGAAGCGCGCTGCGATCCGCAACGCGCTGCCAATCAAACACGTGCGCGGCACCGTGGGCGCCGTGAAGCGCGTGCTGGGCGCACTGGGCTTCAGCGCCCGGCTGCAGGAGTGGCACAAGCAGCTGCCCTCCGGGGCTCCCTACACCTACCGCCTGCTGCTTGACCCTGCCGCCCGCGGCTGGAGCCAGACCGATCTGCTCACGGTGCCGGACATCGTGTCCCGAGCCGGCAACCTGCGCTCGCACCTGAGCGAGATCCGCATTGAGTCGACTGCCCAGTCGAACGTCTACCAGGCCGGCGCTGGCTGCACCGGCATTGAAACCACCGTTGAATATTCCTGCCTTCGATATTCAGACGGCACGCCAGCTCTGGATTTGATGATGGATGCGGCACTGCACGGCGATGAATCGACCATCGCCGCGATCTCCAGCCTGCATGAACTCGTCAATGCATGGCCGACCCAAATTGATGACTGAGAAACGATGAGCCTCCAGACCAAAGTCGCCGAGTTCGAGCAGGCGCAATCAATCTTGAAGTCGGTCATTAGCGGTCCGGCCAGTGGGGACGGGTCAACCGTCTTCAATGGCTTGGCGAATGTGCCGACGTTGGCAAAGGTGCTGGCTGATGCCGCGGCTGCGCTGCAAGCATTCCGGTATCGCGGGAATTGGTCAGTTGGCGCGCTGTACAAGGTCAGCGACGTGGTGGTATTCGGCACCACAGCATTCGTCTCTACGGTCGAGCACGTTGCCAGCGTGTTCGGTGATGACCTGTCGGCCGGCAGGTGGACCGTGCATCAGGGGGCCTCGCGGGAGGAACTGGGCACCGCTACCGGGCCGGGCCTGATCGGTGCGCCGAACCCGACGCTGAACTACGCCGCTGGAACGCTCGGCTGGGTCGACTCGCTCGACGAGATCAACCCGTGCAGCCCGCCCTGGAATTGCGTGCCTGACGGCAACCCCGCGGCTGCGACGGAGGACGCGGCCGGTACCGACAACGCCGCCGCGATGCAGGCCTGCATCAAATGGTGTGAGGACCATGGAAAGACCTTGCGCCCGCTTGGCGTCTTCCGCATCCACGGCGTCGAGCTGGTGAACCGTAAGCGCATTCGGATCATCGGCGCCGGCCCCGGTGG